CTATAATAGAGAAAGCTATGATTATAAATACTCGGAATAATTTTGGTAAAGAATCTTTATTTACTATTAATTTAGACGAGTTTAAAGAAGCTTTGAATATATTTATTGATAATAAAAAAGGAAAGGATACTTCTCCGCCATACGGCATGTATACTTAATATTACGTTATACACCTGTTTAAAATATCTATGTTATTATTAAGAATGATTTCATATAAAGATATAGATATTCTAAAATTCTCATTTAATAATTATATTTTATACAACCAAGACACGTTTGATATTAAAACCCCTATTATAAGTTTTGAAGTAGATAAATCTAATAACAAATTAAGTCTTAAAGTAAATAAATATTCAAATGTTCATAATATGCTATATAATCAAATAGCTTACATTGAAAGAATTTTAAATTTTAATAACATTAATACTGATATATTAAGAGAAGATGTTATATTATTGAATATAGATTCAGACACTTTATTTTTTGATATGAATGCAAAAAAAGTTAAGAAAGAAAATTTAATTGGAAATAAATGTATATTATCATTTTATTTTAAAAATAATGAACCTTATGTTAGACAGCTTTTGACGGTAAAATAGTCGTTTTAATTTAAGAAATATTAAATGTATAAATATTAAATGTCTGAATTAACTTACGATAACATCGAAATTTTTCATCCTAAGAAAAATAGTGATAATGTTTATTATTCTAAGATAACTTTAGATAATTCAGAGCTCGTATTACAAATACCAAAAAATAAAATCACATTACTAAAAGATAAACAACGTTGTATTTTAAACTTAGACTCTAATAATTTAGAAATCTTGAAAAATTTATCAGATATAGTAACACACAAAACATCTGATAACAGCCAAGAATGGTTCTCAAAAAGTATATCGTTAGAAGATTGTCAGCAAATATACAAAGACGCAGTTGTAGATGAAAAATTATATGGGTTTTTCGATGAAAATACTATTTTCTATGATTCTTCTAAACAGCAATATTCCGTAGAGGATCTTCATGATGAATTAAATGGTATAGCTTTAATAAAATGTAGTCTCGTTATATTCACTAAAACTTCTTTTTTTATAAGATGGGAACTTTCTCAATTTAAATTAAAGAAGGACAAGGACCCTAAAAATGATGTTATCAGTGATTATATAATCAGAGATTTAGACGAACATATGACACCCGTCGAAGACGACGAATCAAAAATAATTAATAAATTAGAAAATGTTACACTTTTTTGAAATTAATTAAAAGACACTGCTTATTTATATTTACAAAATGATTATTTCTATTGAAGGAAACATTGGTTCTGGTAAATCAACATTTTGTAAATATCTTATGAATAATTTTTCATATATAATATCGAATAATATACACTTTGTAGATGAACCGGTAAAAGATTGGGAATCTATAGAAGGTCCTGACGGTAATCTACTTGAATGTTTTTATAGAGATCAGAAAAAGTATGCATATTGTTTTCAAATGACTGCTTATATATCAAGACTTGCAAATCTTAAGAAAGTATTAAAGAAGTGTGTTAAAAATGATATAATTATTACCGAGAGATGTGTATTATCTGATTTCAATGTTTTTGCTAAAATGCTAAAAGATTCTGGTAAAATAAATGAAGTGGAATTTAAGTCATATGTGATGTGGTTCGATCATTTTATAGAGGATATTCCCGATATTTTATTTGTTTATATTAAAACTGATTACAGTAATTGTTATGATAGGGTCATCAAACGTTCAAGAACTGGTGAAGAAAGTGTAACCAAAGAATATCTACATTTATGCGAAAAATATCACGAAGAATGGCTTAATAAAGAAAATAGTAAAATAGTCTTTGATGGAAATAAAGATACTACATTTCATTATAATTATATGAATGAACTCAAGAATAATATTTGTAATTAAGGAAGTGACATTCCAATTAACCATAAAATTATAGTCACAACTATTAAAATGCTGAATGAAATATGCTTTTCAGATTTTGTATATTCGTCTAAAAATATTATGTCATATGGATCTTTATTCTTCTGATACCATATTGTTATTTTTTCGCCTTTTTTAAGTAAGCGATTAGTTATTCTACCCGATATATCAAATTTTTTATATGTTTTTCCATCTATATCATATATAATTTCTAATTTAGTACAAGAAAGCAATTCAGTATTTTCAATAGCATTACATTCTGGTTTATTAGAAATAACACCTGTTGTTTTTTCCCAGTCTCCAAAATATTCTGATAATATAGAAGGTGTTAAAACTAAAAGTGTAGCAGTTAATAAAACTGCAATAAGTAATAATAACGCTCTTATCATTTTATTATTCTTTTTACCAAAAGAATTCATTATATTAATATAAACAGATAATTTATTTCTTATATAAATGACAAAAAAAGAACTTATAGATAATATAGTAGAATACATACGTAATGTAAATAATGAATTAGGTAATCATTATAAAGAAAATATATACCAAAATGCTCTTTATTATGAAATTAATAACAACGGATACGTTGCTCAAACAGAAGTAATTGTACCTATACATTATAAAAATTTTTATGTAGGTTTTGAAAGAGCAGATATAGTTCATTATGAAAATAACGAGGTTAAATTAATAATCGAACTTAAATCTCAAAATCAAAGATTGGGAAGTAAAGAGATTAATCAACTTAGGAAATATATGACTAATTTAAAATGCGAAAAAGGTATATTAGTTAATTTTTATGAGACTCTAGAAATAATTAATGTAACTAACGAGTCTTTCCAAAAGATTTAATATGACATTTTTCATGTATATAATAAGCATTGAATGATAATGTATTCTTGTTCATTTTTATTAATTTGACGTCGAATATTTTTTGGTTATCATTTGATGGTAATTTACCAAAAAACTTTCTTAGATCTTTAATAGTTATCTTGTTAACAAGTTGTAACCAAATACCAAGTGTAGTAGAACTTCTTGTATTAAAAATAGGTTTTACAAATTTCTTAAAGTCTTTGAGTTGTACATCTTGATTATTAGTTCTAAATACGTGTGTCATTTTAAAAAGTCTTTCTACTAATTTCTTATCTACATTTGGTAATAGTTTATTAACATGAATAATATAAGCTCCCTCTAATGTAAAAACTATATGTACTAATGTATTATTTTTTTTAAAGTTTATAGTTTCTAATAAATCTTCACCGGATGGCCAACCATAAACAGCATTTTCTCCTATATAAGCAGACACTGGATGAGTATGATAATTTATAATACCCGTTGGAGTCATTACAGTAGGACCATCGCCGTTTATAATTGTAAATTTTGTACTAGACTTATTACAAGTTCCATTTTTACAATTATAATCCGTAAATAACATTTTACCTGCTATTTCATCATCTGCTGTATTTATTGAACGTTTAATTTTGTTAAGAAAATCTGAGTTAATAGTCCACCTAACTTTTTTCTTTACAATTGAACACATTAATATTAATAATTATTTTTTTATAAGGTTAATTTTATATTTTAAAAAGATAAGATAATATTATAAATGTCTGAAACTCTTAACGTTAATGTGCTAGTAGCAGCAAAAGAAGAATATACAAAACAATTAATAAACACTTTACAAACACCTATTTATGACATCATTAAAGATTTATACTTAGACTCGCAAAAAAATAATGTAAGACGAGATATATCTTATTCTAACTTTCAAAGAGAATTAAAACAAGTTCCAAACTGGGCTTCCTTTAAACTAGAGGAAAAATTAAGTGATATTAATAAAAAAATACCTTATTTAATGGATCTTATAACTGCGATTTTTGTTAGTCATGTTAAAATTTTAGCATGTGTTAGATTAAAGAGTGATAGTAAGTCTATTAAAATTAAAGTACCAAATTTAAATACATTTTTACATAAAATTATAATAAGCATTTCAGAAAATATATACTATAATCCTCGTATAATACATGATGAAAAAGAGAAGATATATACTATAGTTAATTCATGTATTACCGAAACTATTGCAAATCAAATACCTATAGAATATATTCTCAATGAATATTTATCAGGTGTTTTCGAGGAAGACGAAGAACATACTAATTTATCACAAGTACCATTTGAAGAACCAATTGAAACTCAAGAAGAATACGAAGAAAGCGTGGCGTCCGACTATGAACAAGAAACTAGAGATATACCAATAGTTCCCATAGAAAAAGTAGTAAATAGAATGCCGCCACCGCAAAAATTAGACCAGTTACCAATTGAAAAGAAAGAAGAACCAATTGAAAGTTTTGAAGATCTCAAAGAGAAAAAAGAGGCTATTAAAGCATTAGAAGTTAATAAAAAAGATGATATAGAAGACTATGATTCAGAGGAAGACATCTCAGACGAAGAAGAAATCTCAGACGAAGAAGAACAAGAGCCTCAAGAAAAAACTGCACCTACGCTTTTTTAATTAAAAATATAAATTTATAATAAGTAAGTAATGTCATTGAGTCTAAAAGACATAATTAATTTACAAAAAAAACAAACAACACGATATAACGGTCTTAAAGAAGACCTGCTTAATAAATTAACAGATAAAGTTTCTCATTTAGCAAAGCACGGTCAATTAAAATGTATATATACAGTTCCTAAATATATATTTGGTTATCCACCTTATAATGTAACGGATATCACCGATTATTTATTTACTAAACTTAAAAACGAAGGATTTTGTTGTTTAATTATGGGACAAGATAAATTATTCATATCTTGGGACATTAACGACATCAATGAAATCAAAAAAAGAAAAAAACAAGAGAAAAAAACATTTATAGATATTAAACCTTTACTAAACATAAGATAATGGGATGTTTATTATCATGTTTTAAAACAGATGACATATATGAAGTTCATTTTTCTAAAAAAAGAGAGTACAATATTATAAAAGATTCTACTGAAGATTTTATGAATGAAAAGTATAAAGCAGATTTTGATTACTACGACGAGTTAAACAGGCCAACTGAATTTTCAAGACTTTTATATTTTAGAACAAATAATATCAGACACGGTTGGGACTAAAGTATAATGTATTTAAAAATAAAATAAAATTTATAAGATAAATGATAATACTTTCATTTGATATAGGTATTAAAAATTTAGCTTATTGTTTAATAGATTCTGAAGATAAGTGTATATTAGATTGGAATATACTTGATTGTACAGGTAAAGATGAAACATTGCGTGTTATAGAAGAAATTGATAATATAGACTATTTAAAACAAGCTGACATAGTTCTTCTAGAGAAACAACCATCGTTTAATCCAAAAATGAGAAATATATCAACGGCGTTATATGTTTATTTTATACTTCGTATACGTCATGAACAATCTAGAACTATTCCTATTATGTTTTATCCTGCGAAGTATAAATTAAAATGCTGTAGTATTTCTATAGAACATAAATCAAAAGATAAATATAGACAAAATAAGAATCTAGGAATAGCACATGCTAGACACTTATTAAAATCTCATATTGATTTTTTTGAAAAACATAAGAAAAAAGATGATCTTGCAGATTGTTTTCTTCAAGCTTATTCTTATATATTATTTTTTATGAACTCAAAAGTACAAAAAACTGAAGCATGATAAGGAATACTTCTAATTAGATAAACTCTAATTCCTGTATAATAATCTGTGATTTTCATATATTTCAAAGAAGAATTATCTCTAAATTTTGCTCTAATTGTATCTATAGGATAAAATACACACGCAGACACTGTTTTAGAAATAGATGTATTTATAAATGTACTAAAAGTAGAATTATCTGTTTTACTTTTAAGATATTCGTATAATGGTATTTGTACTGTAAAACTAAGATTTATAAAATAAGTTGCAAACAAGCCATTATAATAAGATTTAACTGGTAAATTTAATTTATCAGTTTGAGCTTTTTGTCTTAATATCCACAATGGAGTTGTTATTGTACTTGCTAGACAACAAGATGTATAAGCAGAGAGCCATTTTGGAATCTTTTGTTCTGAAGTGTATTTATAAGTTGGAAAGTAAATTATCCAAAACGAAGGAATAGTTATAAGACCATAAGATAATCCTTTTGTCAGCAATGAATAATCTATTTTAATTTTTTTTTTAAGTTGATAATTAATTCTAATAACATCTAAAGGATTACAAATTATTGTTGAAACAATTCCCGCTCCTAAAGCTGGAAATATTTCTTCCATAATTACTTTTATATATTTTATTTGTTTAAATACATTATGAAATATAAGCAAGAACAGCCGATGCTAGATTAGCTACATTTTTAGTATAATCTAAAACTTCGTCCTGCATAAGTCCTAAAAGTGTTCTCAGCTTAGGATAATCTGATTTTTTAATAGGTAAAGATGTATATCTATAACCAGTAATTTTTCTAAACTTATTCTCAACAGGTTTAATCATGTTTGTAATCTGCTGTCTTAATTGATTTTTTGGCAACTGTTTTTGTACTGTATGAAAAATATTTAAAAATAATTCTATTAGATAGTTATCTAGTATTTTACTTCCTGTTTTACCTCCTCTTAATTTTAACTGTTCTTTGAGTTTTTTAGAAATATATAATGGATCGTTACCGGTTCTCATTAATTGTTTATAAAAGTCAACGCTTTTTATATTTCCAAAACTAGAAAGATAAACAGATGGACCCGGCGCGGGCGAAGAAGGGGGAAATTCGCGTATATTATAACCATTACAGCGATAATAAAAATAATTGATTAGTAATTGTTGAAAAGCTGGCGAAGGAATACTTCCTGTTAAAGGTCCGCTTGTCCAAAATTCAGGAGGTTTTCCAGCCTCTTTTATTCCATATCTATAAGCATGATCTCTTTTTTTAGATGGCATATATTCTTCGTCGAGTCTTCTTAGAGTGGCATGAGGACCTATCCCTTGAACAAAATTACAATGAATTACCCAACCATCGCCGACTGGTTCATCTTCAGTTGTTTGGCCAAACTTTGTAATACGTTTCATAGGACTTCTTTTCTTTTTAGCACATCTCGAATTAATTTGAGCTTTTGTTAATTTTTGTACCAATTTTGGTGTTTTAGAATCTACCTTAACAGATGGTCTACAGTAAGCAATTTTTTCTTTAGTTTTGCGACCACATGGTTTTCTTTTTGGCCAAGCACATGCATCAATCCATTTTTCTTTGTACCATCTTCCAAGATCTGTTTTGCCCTTTCCTCCGCGATATTTTCCACCTTTTGTCTTGTATTCTCTTACAAGTCTTCCAGAATCGTAAGCTCCCCAACGTCTACCTTTAATTGACCTTTTAATTTTAGCTTTTATTGTAGAATATAATGATTTGTTTACTACATTATCTGGTACATTGTATTTTTTGCCAAAAGCATTACCAGTAGAATATTCTTCTTGAAGCCATACAAGGGCACGGTTATACCATCGAGGAACATCAAAATTAACAGAATGGCCTATTTTTTGCAAAAGAATTTCTATATTGTCCTCAGATACTGTAAGATTTATGGCAACTTGACCTTCATAAATAATTACATCTGGATTCATATCAACAAATTCATCAACTACTCTTTCTAAACAATTATACCAAAGATCGTCATCATCAAAATCTTTAGCTGTTAGAATGTCTGCTGCGTAATATAACCATTTTGCAGTATTTTCATGTGCTGGATTTAATACGAGCCATGGTTCTCCTCCTAGTTGCATCATTTCGTTAGCATATTCTGGTGATTCATATTCTGCATTTATCTTCCAAAGAAGTTGTTTAAGAAATTTTTTAGTCATCATATTAGCAGGTATTTTTCTAACATTTATACCTCTTTGGATTCTTTGAATGTCTGATGCAGATACATCTCTTTGAATTAATCTCTGAATATCGGCTGGTAGTACATTTAAAGATGTTTCGTCAAAAGGAATTATAGTTCCAAATGATAGTTTTTTACTGCCAGTGATACCTTTTGGAAACTTTCCAGTACGATTGTATACATTTAAACGTCTTTTATAATCAACAAGGCTTGCTTTAATAGTTGGTTTGTTCCAGAGGATGTACATAGAAAGGTATCCGGGTTTCATTGGGTCATTTGTTCGTAGATCTTTTTTATGACGAGAAATGTATCTTTCGCGCCGAGATTTATCTTTATGTTTTGTAAAATCAGACATACCCGCAGCCCCAAACTTACGGATATATTTTTTACCATTTTTCTCAAATGTTATTTCATATTTTTTAATACCAGATTTTATTTTTTTAAATCCTATTACTTTGATCATTCTTATGTTATAAGCCTGATTTTTTTTTATTTATAAATTAATAAGTCATGAAACTTGAAAAATTAATATCAAATATGTTACTTTTACAGTCTAGTAAAGTAATAACATTAGAACCAAGAATTAATAGACCACCTATAATAGCATTTGCCGGAACTCAAAATTATAAAGACATAATAATGTATGACATCGACGTCAGACGAAAATTTTGGCCAATTGAAAATAAAAAAACAAACGCAGGCGGCGGAGACGTTCATCGTGGTTTTGCAAGAAGAACAGCGTGTTTAATGCATGAAATTAAAAATTTTACTGACACTTACGATAATTTTGTTATAGGAGGACATAGTTTAGGCGGTTCATGCGCCATATTATGTGCATCTAGTCTTAAAAATAAAAATAAAACAATAAAAGCCGTATATACATTTGGAGTTCCAAAACTAGCTACTACTAAATTTAGATCTTATTATATGAATCAAGAATTATGGGATATCACTACTAATTATATTACGCCAAATGATGTTGTAGTAAATTTACCTATTAAGTATAAATCTGTTGGAAAAGATATAGTATTAGATTTTGAAAGCGTAAATGGAATTTTATCACATGATTTAACAATATATAATGAACTAATTTAAAAGTAAAATACATACATTATTAAACTTTATGAAAAATGTGAATATGAGAATTAAGCCATTTTCTTTATGGCTAAGCTATAACATGCTTAATGAAAATTTGATCCAAGATATGCTTCCGCCTGGTATGAAAGTTGCTAAAATTAATATACTAGAAGATGATATTGAACCAAAGAGTAGACTTTTATTTAATTGTTATAACATAGATTCTTTTTGGATGAGAGGATCACGGTTGGAGATTATGACTATAGCAAAATGCGAGGATAATTTTCATTTTGTAATTCTAGATTGTATAACTAACACATTACAATGGGATCCTGTTAATGGTATTCAAGGACCAAATGGTAATTTTAAATTTAATTTTTTACAGGATAAATTGAATTACAATGTAATTTCAAAACTAAAGGAAAGACTTGATTTTTCTGGAAAATCGCTAAATTTGATAAATATGACAAAAGATTTTGCAGTTAAATCTAATTATAAATGTTATTATAAGGACTCTGTTATACCAATAAATCTTAAGTTCAACGAAGAAGAAATAATGACTCCCGTAAGAAAATTAAATCATATTAAAATTAATAACGAGATGTGGTCAAATTTTCGCGATGAATATCCAACGGACGTCTTTATGCACGAACACTCTATGAATTTTAAAACAAAAATACAGTTTTAAATAATATATAAAAGTCTTGTAAATTTAACTTGATTTTATATATTATACTATGTAAATCAGTTCATTTAGATATATCATATCTTCTATAAATTTAAGTCTTCTGCATATAAATAAAAACATTAGAACGTCTATTAATTTTATACTTTGACCAATGTTCATTATTGTATACATATAATTTAAAAAGAAACTGTATTGTTTGAAAGAAGTTGATTTCTCAGAAGAAGCAAATCTGTATGCGAATTTTTAAGTATATCTACGGTTTTTTCGAGACATTCGTCTATAATTTCCTTTACTCGAGTCTCTTTTTTGTATTTGAAAGAATCTGAATATTCATCATTTATTACATAAGATTCGAATAAGTCTATATAACTATTTGCGATCTTTGTAGCCTGCATAAGATCGTTACTAGCTCCCGTTGTAACATGTGAATTTTCTATTGCAATAGTTCCTTCAACGTGTACATTTGAGTAAATCATTTCTGCTGCTCGACCACCTAAAGCTGCAATAATTCGAGCCATGTAGAATCCCTTGGTTGGATATTCATTGTAGAAATCTTTAGGAGTAAAAAGAGTATAACCACCTGCTCCAGCTGTATTTGCATTAATAGTAGCTTTCTGTAGATTAAAGTATTCTGGAAAAGTTTTAATGGCGATTGCATGACCTGCTTCATGTAGAGCTACTAGTTTTCTTACTTCAATACTTCTAGAATCGTATTTCTTTGGAAGACCAATAGTAGTCTTTTCGAAACTTTGAAGAATTAGTTTGTCGTCGATAACTGTTTTATTGTTTCTAATAGACAAAATGGCTGCTTCGTTTGCCAAGTTTTCTAGATCAGCGCCCGAAAACCCAGCTGTAAGAGCAGCCAACTTTTCGTAGTCAATTTTAGCATTCTTATTTCTAAAATGAATCTTTGCAATGTCCTTTCTTTCTTCTAGATTTGGAAGAGACACCTTAACTTTACGATCAAAGCGTCCAGAACGCAGTAGAGCTGGATCTAGTGTATCAATTCTATTTGTTGCCGCGAGCACGATTATACCCTCTGTTTTATCAAAACCATCCATATTTGTAAGAATTTGGTTTAGCGTTTGTTCGCGTTCATCATTTCCGCCAGAATTAAATCCATATCCGCGCTTACCTCCAATTGCGTCGATTTCGTCAATAAAAATGACACATGGTGCGTTTTCCTTTGCTTTATTGAAAAGGTTTCTTACGCGTTGTGCTCCTACACCAACAAACATCTCAACAAATTGAGAACCGCTTGCAGAAATAAAATTAACATTTGCTTCTCCAGCAACTGCTCTGGCAAGAAGAGTTTTACCAGTTCCGGGATCTCCTTCTAGAAGTACTCCGCGCGGAATCTTTGCACCTGCAACAGAATACATTACAGGATTCTTTAGAAAGTCTACGATTTCGTACAATTCTTCCTTGGCTTCTGGAATACCCGCCACATCTTGAAATGTGGTATTAACATTAAGATTCATATCAAGTTGATTTTGTTTATTCATAAAATTCATGGGAGAATTCATATTATTTTTGAACATGATATAGTTGACGATATTGAATACTATAATAAGTCCTATTACTTGAAATAGAAAAGGTACTTGAATTCCTTGCGTGTTTGCAATATCAAAAACTTGAAAGTCTATATTATTTTTAATAAAGCTATTTGTAAGCATTTCTACATTCTGTGGTAGAAACTTATATAAATTCAATTGATTAAACTTGTCGTGAAGAATAGCTACATTTTTATCTTCGATGATGGCAGCTACGTCAATGTCTTTAATATTAGACATCAGTTCGTTATAAGAATATTCATTATAATTCTGTCTTCCAATTGTAGTCATTAATTCAGGAGGAGATACCATATTAATTTTTCCAGTTCTAGAAGAAATACTGGAGCGTAGAGTTAAACCGAAACATAAAATACTGAGCATATTAATGTAATATCCTCGTTGTTTTTAAATTAATTTAAAAATATATACCATTTAATAAATATAATGTGGACTTTTGTTACTGCCTTGTTTGCTTTTACTGTTAAACCGAATGCGCTATTTTTTTCTGGTGGAAATTCTCTAATGCCTAATTTAATTTATGGAGGATTTCTTGAGAAACTGAACGAAGTTGCAAACGTTAAACCTATTAAAAATTCTGTGAATTACTTCCCAACGGATGAAATTGTAACACAACTTCTAGATAGTGATATAACTGAAAAGGGTACGTTTGCTATTAGTCATTCATCTGGTGCTACAACTCTTCTTAATCATTGTTCAAGATTTAATGTAGAAAAAGTAATTCTTCTTGATCCAGTAGATAATAATAAGCTTGTAAATAAAGAATTTCCAAATATTAACAAGTTTTCTAATGTACTAGTAATTAAAGCTGAAAAATCTTATAAATGGTCATTTAGTAAGCTTAGAAAGAACATACTTCTAATACCTAATATTAAAATTCCTTTTATTCCTCTTGGAAAACTAGACACTGATGTATTTCAAAATAAGACGGAAATTGTAATTAAAGACTTTGGTCATTGTGACATCTTAGATCAACCTTATAATAATTATATGCATGATTCTTTTTCCGAAGGAAATGAAAATAGAGAACTAGTTCCTTTGTATAAGACAAAGATAGTAGAAATTATTAATTTATTCATCAATGAAAATTTGAACGAATATACACTCAACGAGACTCTAACTGACTATGGAATAGAATATACTATAGAGTGAAGTTAAGATAGGGTATTATATTACTTATTAAAAAAATATTATTCCATGATGAAAAATCAAAATATTGCAATTGACTATAAGTATAACATGATAAAAAACTGCATAATATACATATGTTAAATGTGTTGTGTTTTCCATATTTTGTGGGTAATGTACTAACATTGTATTTTGTATCTTCTTCGGTGTCTGAAATGTCTGCTAAATTAGTTAACGCGAATATATTTAAAAAAACAGGTAACATTTCGTTTAAATTATAATATGGGTAATCTGGGATGACACATGTAGAAATTGCCCATAGACTAGAAACATAAAATGGTTTTATAGGAAAAGACACTTTCTTAATAGGTTTATACATAAATGTTGACAAATACAACGGTATAATACTTTTCATATCATAATGAATTAAAAGAGTTAAAATGCATATAGAAGATGAAAAAAGTAAAAATTCTATACTTTTTTTATTCTCTAATATTGAATTATAGAAATCTTGTTTATTAGAATTTTGCGTAGTTTGTGCATCAAGATATCTATCAAATTTATAAACATTATAAGCAAGAAGACTATTTATTAAAATAGCAGGATTTGTTACGTCCTCTCCTTGAGATGCAACATGTGCCATTTCGGAAATTAAATTAACAGGTAATGACATTTCTATTCCAGATATTACTGGACTTATCTTACTTAACAATTTCATTATCTATTAATATAATACATTTAAATATTAAATTTAAACTTACAAAAGAAGATCAATAAGATTATAATAATCCAATAGTATTTTTCCTCCCATATCATCTCCTTTTCTGCATAATTCTATTATTTTTAATATAACTATTTTTTTTTGTTCTTGAGATAAATTAGTTGAAATAACTGCGTCTATCATTTTTTCATTATTATTAAGAACCATATGTCCAAACCAATCTAACTTTGGAAGGATACCCGTAGCATCTTCAACAATTTTGACACGGACATCATACGGAACTGTATGAACAAATTCTTGAACATTGCTAAAATGTGGAAAAGAAGGCATTACAAAGCTTCTGCTCATTGCAACAAAAGATAACAACAAATATTTAATCATATATAATTGTAAATTTATTTTTTTTAAATTTTTAACTTCCACAATTCTACGTGATTATCTATTACAATTTCTTTACTAAATCCATATTTATCCATAGTATCATCTATAGTCTTAAGATATTTGTGTATATAAGGTTCTCCAGAAGCCATTACACTACTAGGAGTATAATTACTAGAAATATCAACAATTATAATTTCATCTTTACAAACTCTAATAGCATTTCTAATTATTTTTTCATGAGCCTGTTGTGGCATCTCATGAAAAGAAAACATACACGACACGGTTTTGTATTCATTATCATTTCCATAATTTTCTGCGTTACCAAATATATAATTACTTCCTGGATTATATAAATTTGAAAATCTTAGCATAGACCTAGAAGTATCCACTCCAATTGAACCAGGTTTAGTAGAGAACCCTGTTCCACAACAAAGATCAAGTACGTTTCCCTTAAATGAATCATATATTTCTTTTCTAATATCGCGACCGTTGTAAGCTTTATAATCAATGAATCTAGTTGCGAACGGACTGACGGCTGCATGAATATTTCCTAAGAAACCAATATTTCCAACATTATGAACCGATGGATTATACCAATATGGAACACTATTTAGCATTTATATTAAATAAATTGTGCTTTTAAATAAATTTATTTATATTTGCAGGAGATAAATAAGAATCTTTGCATATTTTTCGAGTATTGCCTAATTCTTTAGCCGTATAGTCTATCCCTTCGTTAACTTGTTTTTTTCTTTCTTTTTCTGTTTTACCCTTTTTAATATTTTTCATAAATTTAAGAAATATCTTATTAGCACAGTAAGTTCGGATGTCTTTACATGTTATATTAGACTGAACTTTTTCTCTTAGAAAATTATTAAGATCAGATGATGATATAGTATTTCCATTTTTATCATAAAATAAATTAGGACCTTTGATAGATTTTACTCTTTTAATAAACATTATACTTTTTGGATTTGTTATTATTTTAATATGATTAATTCCTTTTTTACCTACAAAATTAAAAGTATTATTCTTAAAGTGAGTTTTAAGCATTGTTGTGATTCCATAACTTCCGTTTTCTTTCTTATAAGATTCGTTTCCTACGCGAATATTTAAATCTTCCATTAACTTTATTACATTAGCAACAACGCAATCTTTTGAAAGATCATTTTTTGATATATAATGATTAATAACAGATATATATTTACCATAATTAAATGTATTCATTTTTTTGAACTTTAAACTCTTATTTTTTTCTACAAAATCTTTGTTGTATATGTACTGTTTTCTTAATTTTGAATCATAACCAGTTGCTTGAATTTTACTTTTTGGATTTTTATCAATTTTAACATTTGTCCACATGGGTGGTATTCTAAGTTTTTTAATTCTTTCAGTATCTCCGATCAGAGCTCCTTTATAGATAAATTTATTACCTACTTTATGACGAGTTATAAAAGTTGGCATATTTTACTTATATAAAATTATTTTTTTAACAAACTTAAGAACTTAAAAAATTTATAATTAATGAGAGTATTGAGTTATATAATACTTGCAATTGGAATTATTATTTCTTTAAGTATCAATAAAGTTAAAAATGAAAATTGTATAGCAGTGGGTCCAGGAGGATTTTCCGGATTTTGGCATTCATATGCAGTATTAAGTAACTTAAATTATACGGGGGAATACTTGTGCGCATCATCTGGCTGTCTTTCTATAGTATCAAAAGATATTCCTTTTAATACTTTGTATAATATTGCCAAATATTCAAATAAAAATACCCTTTCTGATACACGACGATTTTTCATAGATAATTTAGTTAAAAAAATTGACGTAATTCCAGACATTAAAATAGTAACTATGAACAAGTATGCAAGTTGTCTATTTAGAAAACCTAAGAATAAAAAAGAACTGAGAACATTATTGTATGTTACTACAGACGTACCTTTTATATTCGACGGTTCTTCTAACGAATTTGATGGATTTATTTGTTACTATATAATGAATAGATGCAAAAAGACTATAAACATGCCTATAAAATATAGATTTGTTAAAAAGATATTATCTTCTAATATTAATCCAAAAGATCTTGAATATTTCTACAATTATAGATAAATTTAAAGAAATGTTATATTTGTATTTAAAAATGTCTACGTGGGATATTCTTATATTAGATAAATCTGGATCAATGATGCCTAATAAACAAAATCTTATAAATGGTTTTAATAATTTAGTAGATGAACAAAAGAAACAAGGTTCAACTAATAAATTTACACTTATAACATTTAGTAATGTTGTTGAAGTACATCATGAACAACATTTTCCAGATGTAGATAAGATGTCTGATATACAAATTAAAGGTCAAACTTCTCTTATAGATGCAATCGGAGAAGCTTACACTTTGGTTAAAAATAACGAACATAAAAATGTATCTCTTACTATAATCACCGACGGATATGAAAATTCAAGTACAAAATATACACGAGAAAACCTTAATGTTCTAAAAGAAGAAATTACTGAAAATATACAAATGAATATTACGTTTATAGGTACAGACGAAAATTGTATTAAAGAAAATCCAATCAATCTACATACTACAAGAAGTATAGACTATCGCGGAGATCTTTTGTCTGCAATGAGATCAGCATCGCAAAATATTACAACAACGCGCGAAGAAAGTTTACAAGAACCACTAGTTCCTCCTAAGAGAAAAATAACAGCAGAAGACCCTCAAAATAAAAAAAATTGTACAGACATTTGCTCTATTGAGTAAGAGCGTTTCTAAGAATTGTAAAAGAATTGCCACTTCCTGACATAACTACTTCAGAGTTATTTTCAAGAAGTTTCATAATTTTTTTTTCTTTTTTTCTATTTTTTTTATCCCTTTTCTTGACACGCTTATCCTCTTCTAAAACTAATATTTCAAATTGTACATCGTGATATTCATTTTCAGCTTCGTCAAAAGAATCTTCTTCTTTCTCTTCTGATATCACGTTTCTGCAAAACGGACATATATTAGTTGTTAATTTATCATAACATGCAGTACATATAAAATGTATACAGGGAAGAAATGTTATATTATCTACCTCTTTGTTTTCCATACATATACTACATTCGAATAACAACTTACTATCCGCCATTTAATATTAGTAAATATATTTTTAACATTTCCATTTTTTATTACAATTCATGCACGTTACGAATGTAGTCATAGGCTCGTCCGCTGAACGGGTTTGCATCTGGTAATACACTGTTTTCTTAGATTTACAAGAATTGCATGTAAACATTCCGTCAGATACTTCTTCTTGTTTAACAAGATATTTTTTCATATTATTAAGATGTAATTCAGACCATAATTCTGGATACATTTCTTCTCTTGAACAATTCACAACATCATAAGATTTAACCTGTCCTGTTATTATTTTATTTTTAAATTCACTTGCGTTTTTATTATAACCTATATTTGCTAATATTCTTCTGGCATGAGTTGAATATATCCTTGTAAAAATAGGATTTCCCCATTTAAGATCGGTTTTAAGTTCTTTACATTCATTTACTGTTTTATTAAATATACCTTTTTCTAGATTTATAACGATTGGATTGGAACAATCAAGTTCTAGATGCTTCGAAGAGTTTGTTATAAAAGTCTGACGTCTATAAGACATTTGCTTTTCAATAGTTATTTTAATAAGATATTTTTTAAATTACTTTATTTTTTGTAATATTTCGATAATTAAAATGTTATTAAAATATTAAACATGGCTGAAATCAATAATGATATTAATCAAACATCGGAACAAGAAGACAAATCTACCAGTAATGTATGGTTATGGATATTATTAGGAATTATTATTATAGCTCTATTTTTCTTTTTATTGACGCACTCGTCTGAAAATGCTCCAGAGATAACTTCTCCTAATCCAGAAGCTGCTGACGTTATTGCCTCTGCTTTTGGTATATCAGGGTAAATTACAAAAAAATAAATTACTTAAAAAAATAATACAATAAGATATAAAACATGATTAGGCGACTGTTTATTAATGAGGCTTACAACCAGGCACTTAAGTCTGATATGAATTTTAATCACGGCGCGGTTCTAATTTATCGCGGAAAGATAATTGGACGTGGTTATAATACTTACTATAATAATCCTAATTATAAGAAGAAGCCTACTCTTCATGCTGAGGTACATGCCATTCAAGATGCCCTTAAAAAAATAAGCGCAGAATGTCTAAAACACTGCGAACTTGTTATAATTAGAATTAATAATCACGGAGAATGTTTGAATTCTAAACCATGTCTACACTGCGAGGAATACATTAAAAATTGTTTTATTAAGAAGGTTTATTATTCTAATTAAATATAAAAACGTATAAAAAAAATATAATTTTAGCTTCCACTGGGATTCGAACCCAGGTCATTAGATTCAAAGTCTAATGTGATAACCGCTACACTATGGAAGCTAAAATTATATATAGTGCATTGCTAGGAATCGAACCTAGTTCTCTCCGACTGATATATCGGGCGCTTTACCAATAAGCTACAATGCACTGTATATAATTAATAAATTAACATACTCCTCCATCCGGGATCGAACCGGAGACATTGCGGTTAACAGCCGCACGCTCTAACCAACTGAGCTATAGAGGAGTGTGTTAATTAAACTTTTTTGTTGTACCCCGAGGGGTACTTTTTATAATTATTTATTTATTTACTCAACGTCTTCCTCGGCGGAAGCTTCATCTTCTGGTTCCGAATCTACAATAGAATATCCAGAAAGCTTGTTACTCTTATAGATCTTAGCCTGAAGAAGCTTATAACCAACTCCAAACTGAGTCTTACCTACAAACCAAACCCCCGTAGACTGGACAAGACAAACTGCTTCACAACCCTTGGGAATTGCATCCGGGTTAATATTACCGTCTGAATCTAGAATGTTAATAGTCTTCTTATTCTCATCGTAAAGTACAAACTGTGGTGCACCCTTCTTATCAAAAGGAAGCTTGACCTTTAGTGTAGAAGGCCATTTTGGATCCTTTGGAAACTTCTCAGCCGACTTATAAAACTCACTTACAAGTTCCTCGCTGATCTTCTTGCCAAACCACGTATCCGAATCCTGAGGCATATTTTTAGCTAGACTATCAATGTCGCGAATATTAGAAGTAAATTGCTTTAGCTGTTCATTAGTAGTCTCGTCGTTTGCAAGAGATACAGAAATATGATACTTAACTGGTTCTCCATTCTGTGGCTTAGACTGATCAACACCAAATGGAAGACGAAGACGGCAAGTTTGCATGATAAAAGGACCGTTGTTTACATTTCCATCTTGAGTGTAGTTTAGAAGAACACTCTGCCCACCTCGTGGATTCTGTTTTGGTGGCAAAAAATTAATTCCATTCTTATCAAATTCATTCGGGAGTACAATCGTGTGGGCCATTATGTTTACTTTGATAATATATTATCGTGTATTTCTTTAAGTTAGTTTTTTATCGTAATTTTTCTGTTAAAAATAAATTTTTTAAAACATTATAATGCTGGTGATAATCGTAATTTTTATAACAATGATATTTACAATAGAAATGTCAAGTATAATTTTTTATTTTAAAAAAGATAATGACGTAAATGTTGTTAAAAAATTAAATAAAACAGTTAAAACCGATAATGATAAATTTAACTGTTATAGTGTTTCCAAAGATAAAAAAATCAATCTCAAAGCAGGTAAAATATACATAAAAGATCCTTGTAATATATTCATAAATTATGATAATAATCTAATGTTAATGGAGAAAGATATAGTTTATACAATGACTGATAATTTTACTCTTGAAATAATAAATGTTTCAGAAAAAGAAAATATTAAATATTATTATGTTTCTATTTAGATATGAGTATTAGAATAATAATAGAACCTAAATGCGAATGTGAAAAATCTGTTATTTTCTTACACGGTATGAATCAAGACGAGTCTGATATAATTGAAATTATAGATAAAATCAATGAAAGTTATAATTTTATTCGTTTTATAGTTCCTGTATCTAATTTAATGGACATAAATTGGCCATCTGGTATAGAAAAAAACGTATTATCATGGTATAATTATTATACACAATATGATAATGAATTTAAACATGACATCATCAATAAAAATGAACTACAAGAAAGTACAGATAAATTGTGTGAAATAATTAATAATGAAATAAACAATGTTGGTAATGAAAATGTTTATCTAATAGGTATTTCACAGGGAGGTACAGTGTGTATCAATGCGTCTCTTATTATAAATAAACCTATAAAGATTTTATGTATAGATACTATATTTCTACATACATACGCTAATTTTACTAATAATACATTTCACGAATACAATGTATTCCAATCTAAAAATGATGAAATTTATAATCCATTATTTCAAGATTATTGTTATAACTTATTAAGTCAGAAAGGACACAAAATTGTTAAACATATTTATGATCAAGGACATTGTGAAAACATGGATAATATCTATAATTTTATAATCAAAAATTTACAAAAAAATAAATAATTTAAGAACTTAAATCTAATTTAGATTGTAATAGATCAAACTATGTTCTCTGACGAATATGATAGCGACTATGAAGCCGATTTTGATGAAGAAATCATTAATGAACTTGAAGAAAATCGCAAGTTATCTATTATTAATAATTTTAAGAATTACATCGTCTCGGAACCTGAATTTTATGGTATATCCAATGTCTCGAACTTTTTCATAATGGAAAATCTTTGTAATACACATTCCGATAAAAAACCAAAGATTAAACTTACTCTTCAACAACTTAAACTATTTGATGATTTGTATATGGAGATATATGGATATGTTCCACATGAGAAGCAATGTGAAAATCTTGCAAATTTTATTTATAAAAAGATGTATGTCTAAAGTCTCTTTTTAAGACCCGGGTTTGAATTATAGAATCTTTCTATTTTAGACGCTTCGTTACTTATAATCGTAGATGATATACCAGATTTTTCAGATAAATATCCCAATGTAAAAGTCTTACCTTTTAATTTTGAAATATAATAAACAATACCAAAGTATTCTTTGTCTTTTAATGGATTACTTAGGTAATCTTTAAGGTCACGTTTAACTAAATTTATTTTAATTTTAATATTTTCAGGAATATCTAATTCTGCCACGTTTCCAATCGCTATTGATATATATTTTTCATATGGTGTATTATTAAATATATCTTTTAGTACAAAATTGTAAGAAAATGCATCTCCAACGGTTATATCTAACATGGAAACAATCCTTTGAATATTAATATTTAAGTTATTATAAACAATAGGATAATAAATACACCACGCCATGAGAGACAGTCTTTCAACTCCTCTTATGTTAGGTTTTATACTCAATATATTATACCACATTGATATTATTTCATTACTTACTTTTTCAAATATAAACTGATTGTAATTAGGTTCTATTTTTTCTATTATTTCTTTTATTCTCATCAGATTTAATTTCATTTTTTGTTCTTCTGGGTCACTAGACAGCCAAGTATTTAATTTTGATAAATCTCTAGATACTTGTTTCCCGTCTTTATTAACAGTTATTGTTAATGTACCCGGTTCAATAAAACTTCCTTTACTTAAGTTAAAATCCATTTTATAAGTTTTATAAGGATTAGAAGTTAGATCAAAATTAGAAGCACCGCAGTCTCCGCATACTTTTTCATTTCTATTAAAAATGAAATTATTAGAGTTACATAACTTACATATGTCATGAGAAAATTGTGGAGTTATATTTATTATTTCTTCTTTAATTTTACCATGTCTTTTAAGACAGTTAATCAAATATTCTTTCTTTTTATCAGAGTTCTTAATAGTATCTATTTTATTTTTCAATAAACGTGCCGTAATTTCTTTCGACATTTGTTATAATATAAATATTTATTTTAATAAAATATATACTATCAATTAAAGATGTATCAGGTTTTTGTTGAAGCGGTTGTAGTTGGTTTAATGACTATATTATTTGGTAATATCGCTGGATTTCTAGTAGGTCCTATGTTTAAAGTAGATTTACCAAAAATTTGTAGCACATGGAATAAATTTTATGCAATGGAGATAAGTTTATTCTTAACTGGTTTTTTAATTCATTTGTTTTGCGAAATGAGTGGTATTAACAAATGGTACTGTAAGAATGGAGCAGCTTGTAAACTCTAAAATATAGATTTTTCATATATGTATCCATGAAAAATTAAGTAAAAAATAGAAAATATTATTATACTTGTTATAGTTGTGTTTATATTTTGACGTTTTAAACTATTACAATTGTAATAAAGATAATATAAAATAGGTAATAATATAACTGAATGAAAAATAGCTGATTTTACATGTTCTACAGTTTTATTCAATGTGTCTGGTTCTTGGAGTAAACGTATAAATGTGCAAACTATTGCAAAACTCATAGAAACTATAGTTAAAAGAATCACATCGTAAGACTTTAAAAAAATACCAATTGCAGCGAATAACAAAGACATGTAGCTTATAAATAAACATCTTCTACATAAAGATTTTTTATACCCTTCTTTTATGTGATTAAAATCTGATTCTTTACCTTTTAAAATAAAAAATAAATATCCACATAAATAAGACACTGTTAATATATAGTCATACATCGTAATAAAATTATATTATATTTTAAATTGATAAAAATAACAAAGAGCCTCTGCGGGGACTCGAACCCCGAACCCCAGGATTAGAAGTCCTGTGCGCTGTCCAATTGCGCCACAGAGGCTCTTTGTTATTAAAGTTCAGTATCTATTAATTTTTTAAAAAAATCAGGCACATTCGGATTCTTTAATATATCAGGACAAAATATCTTATATCTTTTACACGAATAGTCACAACCCAACATAATATTATTCAAATACTTGTTTGCGTACATAAGTGCTTTAGTCTCTCCCAATCTTGAAATATTTTCAATATAATACATTACTAGTATATAATTATATTTATGCCCCAAAAAACGTTTACCTATTCTTCTAATAATGGGTTTTAAGCTGACTTTGGGTTGCGAACAACACGCTTTTTTACAGGTGGCTTAGCGGGAACAGGGACTTCCTCGGCAACAGGAGCCACATCAGGTACAACTTCTACTGGTTCAGCCTTAACGTCGTCCTTAGGCGGATAATGAGGCTTTAGATAACGCTGAATATTAAAGAATGTAACTGGCTGATCTGGATCGCGAAGAAGCTTCTTTAGAGAAAGACCTGCATCTGAACCCTCTAGAAGAATAAAACGGCGATTCTTTGGATCCTGAAGATCATTGGCCTTAATATAAGCATTAATAGATGCAGTTACCTCCTGACGAGAATGCTCAGTGTTTGGTTCAAAACCAAGGAACTTACAAAGCTCATTAGAGATTACAACAGGCTTCTGAAGAGCAGATACCTTCTTTGGGGCATCTGGGTCAACCTCCTTAACAACACGACGCTTTCCGCGCGCGGACTTATTGACTTCCTTCTGAAGTACCTTCATACGAGCACTAAGAGACTTTGTGGTGTCCATAAGTGTGGTAAAATCCTTAATAAGTAGTTCAAACTTATCTACGGTTGTTAGTGGCTGCTCTTCAACTACTACGTCTGTCATTTTAATATAAATTAATATATCATTTTTCTTTAAATAGGTTTACCTTTCTTTTATGAGTTCAGCCCAATATTCTAGTTTAGCTGTTTCTTTTTCGAATTTTCTGAACGCATGAAAATCTTTGAATATATTCCATCTTGCAGGAGTTAAATCTGTCCAGTCGTCTATAATAAGAACTGGTAACGCAGAGAGCATGTATGAAATAGGAGATCTCTTAACTATTGGTACACATCCCAAAAGTATACTTTCATATATTCTATGTGTATCAAGACCCGTACTAAAAGGACAAATAATGAACCTGTATCTAGTCATGATTTCCCACAAATTTTGCCGATCTTTTCTTTCTTTAAGAACGTCATTAAATTCAAGTTCATTAAGAACTTCCATCGCCTTCCATTTATCATGGTTTTTATCAGAAACTAACTTAAATTGAAATGTAGATAAACATTTAGGCAATCTTTCTGAAAAAGACTCGCCTTTCTTGTAAACACTAGTTAGAAGTCTTTCTTGATCTTTAGGACTAATACTTGTATCTGTATGAAAATCTAAACCAAGAGGTATACAAGTGTATTCGTCTATAAGTTCATTATTGTCATAGTTTTGACAAAACCAATGAATTAGAACGTCTCCAAAGATACTGAGATAATTTTTATCGTCGATAGTGTCTAAATTATTTGGAACGCCTATATCAGAAGCTCCTGTAACTAGTTTAATTTTAATATTATTATCTTTAAGTCTTGGTAAAACAGTTTCGCTAAATTTTTGAATACAATTTGTAACTACAAAAACGGAGTTTCCATTTTCAATATTAATATAATCTTGTTCATCAAATTCGTCGCTATTATGAATAATGTTATTGGGATATACATCACAACATTTAGCTATTCCGTTTATGCTCACAAATCTACACTCGTTCTCCATCTATACTATTAATTATTTTAATCTTTTAAATCAATTATATAAAGACACGGTCTATTTAACTTAAAATGAATATCTCTGATAAATTATCAGATCTTATTAAAACTTATAGATGTAACAATAAATATGAAATTATTTTTACATTAGGGAAATACACTGATGATTTTGGTTTTGAAGATCATCTATTTAGTAAAGAAAACTTTAATAAGATATATAAAACTTTAGATACATATAATTCATGGGATTCTGTTGTGGACGAAACTGACGAAATATACTCAGATGTTCCAGAAAAAGTAATTGATACTATTATATTTAAGTCAGAATCAAGTCCTTATGATATTCTTATTAATGTATGTAGTAAAAATACTGAAAGAATATTTAAAAATAATGATTATGTAGAACATGTAACTATATATTCTAGAAAACATCATGTATATAAAGCCATATCAATAGATACTGAGTTTTCAGAAAACTTTTTTAAATTTGTTATTAAGCTTGTACCCGATAAGAAAACATCTGATAAATATTTAGCAGATTCTAGTATACTTAAGGTTTTAGATATACTTAATATGTGCGAAAATGTGGGAAAGGATATAAAATTTACAAAAATTTAAGTAACTTAAAAAAATTAAAATATATTATATTAACAATGTCTGATAATATATTTAATAGTTTTAATGGTATGAATAAGCCGATAACAAGACAAGACATTAATAAGATTACAGGTTTTAATCCTATTAATGTGTTATATTATCAAAAAGCTTTTATACACAAAAGTGTACTTAGATTTTTATCATCTTCCAATGAAGAAGCGCTTAAAACTTCTTATGAAAGATACGAATTTCTAGGCGATTCTGTATTAAATCTTATAATAGCTACTTATATATTTGAAAGATATCCAGATAAAGAAGAAGGTTATCTAACAAGAATACGAACAAAACTTGTAAATGGAAAAACTCTCGCTTATCTTGCAAAAAAGATAAAACTAGATAATTTTTTAATAATTAGTCAAAACGTTGAAGGTATAGGAGGACGGAAAAATGACAGAATACTAGAGGATATTTTTGAAGCTTTTCTTTGTTCATTGCATAAAGATTTAGGCTATAAATATGTTGAGAAATTCGTTCTGGGTCTAATTGAAAATCATATAAATTTAGACACTGTAGAAGAAGATACAAACTATAAAGATATTCTTCTAAGAAAATGTCAACAAGCTTTTCAAATAAATCCTGAATATGAACTAGTTTTAACAACCGGACCCGCACACAAAAAAACTTTTACTTCTGTTGTTTTAATAAATGGCAAAAAATACTCAGAAGGAACTGGCAAAACTAAAAAAGAATCAGAGCAAATTGCCTCTAAAAATACTCTTGATAATATCGATTTTTAAGTATGACCAGTACTTCCAAAACCACCCTTGCCTCTAGAGGTATATTCATCTACTTTATCAACTAGTTGATATTTAGGTAGATTTCCATCAAATGCAACTATTTGAAAATAACAAGAACCTTCTTGAAGAAATACGTCTTTATCTCCGATATTATCAACCACTGCCATTACATCCCCGCGATACTTTTTATCAACGATACCGATAGAATTAGAAAGGCGAATTGTAGTTTTAGTGATTGAACTCCGCGGTACAAGCATATAACCATGCGATGGTTCTCCCTTAAAATTTAGATTAATCTTAAATGATTTAGCCCCAACTGGGACTATAATAGAATTTTGCATAGGAATATCAAGACCTACATCATTATTCTTTTGTGCTTGTCTATAAGTAGGATGATTTCTCCAGTAATTTTCAT